ATCTTAGCAATGATTTGGCTGTCAACATAGCGACCCATGGCTTGTGAGGCAAACTTAATTGACTCAAGTTGTGCATCGATAGACGTTTGCTTAGCTGTGAAGCTATCCACCGCCCATGAGACGTAGGCATTGATGTCGAGTGCGAGCAAATCTGTAGATGCAGTAATGGCTTGTGTCTCACCCTTAACACCTTCAGAACGGTTGCCAACTGTGAAAGAAGTTAGCTTTGGAAATCTGATTTCCTTAAGACCTGGAAGTGCGAAAGAAGAAACATCAGTTACTAGTCCACGAAGAACGGCTGAAAAAGCAAGTTCTCTCTGGACAAGGTTAGAGATAAGGGTTGCCTTGGTACTTCCAAGTTCTGTATTCCCCATGTAAACATCAGGCATAAAATTCTCCTATTAAGTTAAAGAACCGATTCTTTTAAGTTCATTCATAATTTCTTCAGTCGAAAGTTTGTCAATCGGCTTAGAAACTGAGTTACCACTTTTAGCAGCTTCGTTTGGCATCCTAGCACCCGAGTTAAATTCTACTAATACAGGATGCGTTTTAACAAACTCCGCAACAACAGACTTCACTGACTCTTCGTCAACTCGTCTTGTCTCTGGATTAATCACGATCTTCTCAAATGGGACGAACGTGGCATAATCTTGAGACTTGAGTTTACCACCTAAATGTTTCTCAAATTCTTGATACTTTAAACCATTAACAATTTGTTCCTGCGTTTCAGTGTAAAGAGACTTTAACTTTTCAGCTTCGGCCGATTTAGCTTCTGCTAACGCTTTCCACTCGTTTTGCTCACGAAGTTTATTTTCATGAGTCTTCGCCTTTTCTTCTTCTAATGCAGAAAGCTTTTCCTTAAGCTTCTTTGCTTCAGATAAGACACGACGATAAGTGTCATAACTAACTTTGTCATTGGTTTCTTTCTCAGATTGTCCACTGGACTCTTGAGTTGAGGCACTGCCCACATTTTCGGTACTCATAAATATCTTTCTCCTATTTAATTTCCTTGTCAAATTATTTTTAACAAGGCTTGTCAGACTTCCTTTCCTAATATGCTTTTCAAAGATTCTTTCAAGACATTGGCCGTAAACTTCTCTAGTTCTGCCTTTTCTTGATCGTTTAACGCAAGAAACTCTCTTCCAGCATCCTCGACGAACTTACGAACATCTTCATTCGTTAGTCGTGACTTCATCTCTGATTTCTTCTTTGTAACTTTAACACTTATTAACTCTTCTCCACCTAGACCCTCATCTCTGTTCTTTGAGTTGACCTTAATGAAAAACCTTGAACCGACTACTCGATAATAGAGAGCTTCTAATAATTGTCCCGTAGCTGTTAGGTTAGACTTTGCTGGTGAAGTGTCTTCAGCTAGGAAGGCTGCCCATCTTCTTCTAAATGCTATGGTCGATGCTTCTAGTGCTTTAAGTTGTCCGTTAGTTCCTAAACCTGCCTTGGTTCTTTTAACAACTTCTTTAAGTGTTCTCTCGGCTGCTTTCTTAGTTGCTTCATTAAGACCTTTCTTAATTTCTGCTTTATACTTCTCTTTGAATTTTCTAATCTTCTCTTGTGGTGTCATCCGAACTCTTCCATTAAAAGCTTGTCTAGGATTGACTCAGAATCAAATGGGTCAACTTCTTTGGCCAGAGTTATGACTTCTTCTTTGCTTAAAATTTCCTCATCATCTAGTTGAACATCTTCCTCTATTGCAGCGATAAGAATATCTAACTCGTCTTTTGGTAAACCTAAAAAGTCTCTAGCTTTTTTTCTGTTTGGTTCACGGCCGTATGAACCTATGCGATTACCTTCAACCTTTCCTGCAAGCTCGTCTGATGGGTCTTTGTAACCGATGACTATTTCTCCGGCAGAGTGCTTAACTAGATCAAGCTCATCTAACATCTCACCAGACAAGATAAGGTCAACATCACTAACGCCAACACCTTTAAGGTTAGCATAGTCCACTTCATACTTAGGAAACTTCTTATTATTCTTATCTAGACCATTAGCACTTCTAGTAATGATATGTTCAATCACGATGCGAGCAATCTTTACTCGATCTTTAGGCTTTATAGACTTAGGTATCTTTAAAACTTCCCTAGTGTATTTATTTGCCATTAAATAATTGACCTATTGCCTTCCACTTCTTGAATCTCAACCTCGTCATAATCAGGGTGAAGTCTTTTAATAGCTTGCTTCATAGTCATAGTTCCTAGCTCTAACTCGGCTTTAATCTCGGCAATTTCTTCCTGTCTTGACTTCATTGGCATAGGTCTTTCGAACTCAACATGAATGTCTAAGTCTGTTGATTCTGGAATGAGACCTGGAACGCTAGAAGGGTTAACTAGACCTGAACGAATCCAATAATTATGGATTGCTGGGAGTTTAATATTCCATAATTCTTGCTCATCTTTAACAAACCATTCCTGGGATTTCTTTCTGATCTCGTAAACGTCTAGCTCGTCAATGACTTTAGCAATGCCTGAAGCTGTGCTATTGCCTTGTAGTGATGACATTGAACCGACTCGAACACCTTTAGTTTCTAACCATAGTGTGAAGATTGTCGTAACAAACTCGACTACTTTTTGAGTATCCGCTTCAGGTTTAATTGTTCCTACCTGTGGAGTCTTATCAGATTCTTTGTCTGACTTAAGTGACCAGATAACATTTGGCCCAATCTTGGCATTGTCGAAAGACACATCAATACCATACATGATCGAGAAAGCTTGGTAGAACTGGCACCCTGCTGCATCACTTAGCATCACTGAAATTGCTTTAGTAACTCTAAGCATATCAGAGTCAAGAACTGGTAAAAGTCTGTTCTTTTGACGCTTCCCATATACGAAAGGGATAGTCCCAATGACATTAACACCTTGGTTCTCGATAAGATATTCACTCGCCTCAAGTCCATTCATATAGAAGGCATCGAACTCGGTGTCAGTATAAACGTGAAGGAGCATAGAATCATCATCGTCCCCACGCTTGCCCATAAACTTAATGAACACTGTTTCTTCTTCAGGGTTAACTAATGAGTCAGACATAACTAGAAACGAATTAAAAGGAAGTTCTCTAATGGCCGGTTTTCCATTTTTATCGACGTATGGCTCCCATGCGTAACCTTTAAATAGGTTCGAGTAGGCATCTGCAATCTGACCAGACTGGTTAATGTTTAATGCGCTTGAATAGAAATCAACAAACTCCTGACTTCTTTCATACTCTGAAGTTCTTTTTGGAGCTTTTGAGTAAGTAGCAGATACCTTGTCCACATACCTTTGAAGAATATTGATAGGAAGAATACGATCTCTAATGGAATTATAGTAGTTCGATGAGAGCGAGTTTTTAAGAATAACATCAATGTAAGGAAGAAGGTTTCCCTCGTAAATGTCCAATGCTTCAGTATTAAGCTCAATAAATTGTTTATTCTGTCTTACGTATTCAATAATCTCTTTGCGCCTATCCTTAAGCATATTGTTCCTAGAGTTGAATTGTTGATGTATTCCTATTCAAGTAAAGCGAAAATTCATAGTCAATAAAATAGTCTAACGTATCTGATGCGTGTGTCAACTTACCATCTTTGTCCTTGATTTTCTCAAAGGTAAGTTTTGATTGCTCCACCTGTTCAAGGTCTTTAATTAAAACTTTGCATTTAGGAGAAATGATTATTTCCCCACGATCAACTTTTCCATTAACTAGAAGCTGCCTTTCTCTGAATCTTGGGTTTTGAGATTTGAACCTAATATTGTTGGCCTGAAAGCCTGACTGAATTAATACCTGATAGTCTGAAGCACCTGAAGTCTTTCTATTCTTACCACTAGCGTCAATGGTTAGCACAACACCTTTTCCATATCGCTTTTGTATTTCCAGTGCGGCCTGCATAGTGTCCGAGTTGCCCAGTAGTTCAAACTCATCAAAGAAGTAAACCGTTGGTCCTAGCTTATAAGCAAACGTGCAGGTCATTCTTCCCACGTTAAAATCTAGGTTAGCGTAAACCTGGGTCGATCTAGGAATGTCTGTTATTTCTTTAACGTGTTTTGTTCTATCAAAAGAGTAATAGAATAAGTCACCACTCAACTTGATTATCTTTCCTTCCTTGAATACCTGTAAGGCTTTCTTGTCGAGCATATACTCAAGAGTCGAAACATATTGTTGATCTATATGGGCGTTCTCTGAAGTGTCACCAAAGACTATTTTGAACTTACCCGGATTCTTTGCTTCCTGTTCGTTCATCATGTTTACATAATCCATTAACCACCCATGACGGTCTTCTGGTGTTCCGGCAAGTATCTTCTGTTTATAAGGTGAATCAGTTCTTACCCTTCTAATGAATTGATTAACTCTATCCCATGGGCAAAGAGAGTATTCATTTATTCCACCATAACCAAGGTTAGGGCCTGCAATTTCATTTTCAGCTGTGAATATATAAAGCGGTTTATTGTTCCAAATAAATTGATAAGTCTTATCCTGAGCATTGTAGTTCCATACCTTCCCTTTAGGTATGCCAGACTTCTCGAATATGTCTTGAAACGTAGGGTAAATATCTTTCTTAAACATGGCATACGATGGGCATAGAAGACCACCAGCATGACCTTTATTGAGTTTTGAAAGTTTGATTAGCTTCATACATAGATTGTATGATTTTCCACTTCCAAGACCTGCACTGTGCATGATTGTTTCTGTTATATCGTCTTCAAAGACAGGTTTCTGTGAAGGAAGAGGAGTATATCTAATCTTTAGATTCAAACTCAAGATTAACGTCTCCGATTTCGTGGGTTACTTTATCTCTTAAGTCTGTGACATTGACTGCTAGAAACTTTGTAAAAGCTGCGTTGTAGTTGCCTTTTGTTCCATGCTCAATTAAGAAATCTTTTTGAATGTCCTTACAAATCTTATATGCACCGAAAAAATCTTCATGTTTCTTGCACCAGTTTCTTAGAGTGTCATGCTCAACACCTAGCTTTCTAGCAAATCTTTCAAATGTTGGCATTGAGTTAGGGACATCTTCCTCAATTATGACCTTTCTTCCGCCTGAAGCTATTTCTTTTTTTTTGGTTATGTAAAGTGGTTGATCGAAAAATTCAATCATTTGTTGACAGAATTCTTCCCTGTAAATTGTCGGCCTTCCTAAAGTCATTCTTCGACCCTGACAAATGCAACAGTGAAAAGTCTTTTATCAATCAAATAAGATTGCATTAATTTATTAATGACTTCTATTTCACTTGGGTTGGCTTCTATTGTAATGGTGACTGAACCGTCAACACGTGTCTTAATTGCGCTTAGAATAGCGTTTATTGCTCCGATTTGTTCCACATAACCCACTGAGTTAATGTTTCGAGTCACAGACTCTTATTATCAGGCTATGTAATATTTACAGGGTATGTCAATAGCAGGATTGAGTAGGGTAGAAAGATTTGCATTGATTCATTAAAATCTCTGGTGCCCTTCCGGGGAAGTATTCGGCCACTATATCGGCCTGACAGCGAAGTATTGCCTCGTCCTGAGACATACACTTTTCGCTAGGTTCACCACATGATGTTAGGAAGATGAGTAGTGAAATTACAAAATATCTTCCCATTTTCTACCTCACTCTTGATCGTCTAGGTTAGTTCTGACGCTTCTTATAATGAAGTCTAAACATTTTTGAACGCTTCCAAAGTGTCTAGTAAGTAGTTTCTTGTCCCTTGGTTGAAGCCTTACGCATACCTGCTTTTTAACTTCCTTGCCTTGCTTTGGTCTTCCTCTCATAACTCACCCACCAGAAAGATTTGATCGTTATCAACTTGGTCTAAAATATTCCAGTGTAATTTCTCAGGTTCTAAACATTCTAAATAGGTATTCTTGGTTTGAATAAATGACTTAACTTTTTTGTCGTTCCATTCCAGTGAATAGATGAAGATGTTGTTCTTGTCGTCCATAAAGATGAGATTAGATTTTTTAGTTTTCATTTTGTACCCCCTATTAAAGTATTTTATGCTCTATGTTCATGCCTTCCATTATTTTTACCGAATGAACTCTCCCAGAAGGTAAAGTAGCAGTAAAGTGAAATACATTTGATTCACCCATGGCCACTGAATGAATTTTGAAAACAGCGTCCTTTAGTTCGTCTTTAGCTACTACTTCATTCCATTTTTGTGCGAGGATAAAAGTTAAAACGATTTTAGATGATTCGATTAAGTTCATTTTGTACCTCTCGTGTTTTGTATGAAGTCATTATACACTATTTTTGTATATACTGAAATATTTATTTAATATTGCATATAAAATTAAGCACTTATTATAGAATATAGTCTATGCAACTTGTTGATTAATCGTGAACCCATCCGTTTAGTTCTGAGTAATACCAGTCGTGAGATTCTAACCATTGTTTAACGCTAGGGTAGTTCTTAATCATATAGCTTAATGGTTTTGAGTGAAAAACATTATGATGAAATTGACACGTTGGGGCGAGATTCCATGGCTCTTCTGAATACTCTGGCCACGCTTTACGAGTGTATAAATGGTGGTATGTAACATAACCATCTCGACACTCTCCGCATATTATACAAGGTTTATCTGATTTATAGTTTTTCATCTTAATTACCGTATAAATGACAAGTATACGCTATTTCGTATTATTTAATTGGTTGTTACACATAAACTTCATCAGTGCCATTCATCCAGCAAGAATATTTTTCACCTTCTGAGATCCTATTAACCTTTTGAGGTTTCTTTCTATTTCTTCTAAACGAGATAGTGACAAGGTTAGAAGCTGATACGTTGTTATCGTCTGCATCTTTATGCTCAAAATAATCCATTGCAGTTAGCTTTGAACCTTTAACATGAGCTTCATAAACTAATCTCGAAACTGATAGGTTTCTATGTATTCTATTGGTCTTGTAAATAACTACAGGGCCATTAGTTGAATAACCGTGATCTCTGATAAGGTTTAATCTCTTTCCTGTTTCTCTGACGTAAACTTCCCCATTCTCTCCGACTAATAATTCAGGGTTGCTTGGTGATACTTTTAAATTCATTTGTTACCTTCTTTTAGTGCTTCTCTGGCTCGCTTTCCACCCACTCCAACAGTTCCAATCCATTCAGTGCCAGGATGCTTATATTGCTTAATAAATTCCCTGTCCCCTTTCTGGCATGGAGTAGAGTGAACCCAATGATCTTTATACCGTTCAATGTAATTTTCAGGGTCAGCATAAAACTCCAAAGCTTCACGAAGCTTTTTGTTTTCATCTTGTAGTTTAAAGTTGTTTTGACTTGTCTGAGTCATAGCCTTCATAATGTTCAAGTATTCATCACGCTTATACTCGCAAGCGGCTTGCCATGTGGCTAGAATTTCCGACCCTACCAATGAAGTATTATGCCAATAGAAAGGGGTAAGCTCATATTTATTACTTATCCACCATTTATCAAACGCTTCTTTGTCTTTATCGTTCATTTGTCACCTACTTCTT